AAGGCGTCCCGTCCTGGTGCTGGTGTGCCGGTAGATACTGGGGCACTCCGGAGTACTGGCCGCGTGGAGGGACCCAAGAACAACGTCGTCATTCTGTCGTTCGGGGGAGTAGCTGCTCCCTATGCACTGGTGCAGCACGAAGATATGACGCTCCACCACACCGTAGGGGAACCCCGGTATCTAGTGCGGGGCGTTGAACGATGGCAGGCCCACGGACTGAGTGTGTCCGCGGCGTTCAAAGACCTGCAGAAGGCCATAGATGAGGTAGCCCAAAGATGAGCGCCGTTCAGGACGTGTATGACTACCTGTTGGACTACGGCATCGCCGGCGGTGTGACTGGGTGGGACCTTGTACGCCGGCGGTTGACGGACACCCCGGTCGGTGATCAGGTCGTGGTCATCTCGGAGGATGGTGGACCCCCGCCGGAAATCCCGTCTGCCTCGGGATTGGGGGACAGTGCCATGAAGGATGTGGGCGTGCAAGTCATGGTTCGCGCAGCCGCGTGGGACGGTGACGCCAGCGCCCAGAAGGCGGAGGAGGTTTACAATGCTCTGCACGGGCAACGTGCCGTCCTCCTGGGCAGTACCGAGTACATGCGCGTAGCCGCCCGAACTGGCGAGCCGATCTTTATTGGCTTCGACGAGCAAGGGCGCCCGCGGCACACCATCAGTTTCCTGATGCTGACCAACGCGTAGGGAGGTAACGAGACATGGCCAAGTACTTGCCACATGGTGCGCAGTTCACTTTCGGTAGTGTCCCGATCGGGGGCCTCATCTCCATCGGGTTCCCCGACGCTTCGAAGGACGAGGCGGAGACGACGGACACCGACTCGGGTGGACAGCGTGAGTTCATCCCGGGCCTGCGGGACTTCGGGACGGTGGAGTTGCAGTGCCGTCACGACCCCGTGGACGCCGGGCAGTCGGCCCTGGAGGCCAACTTCCTCGCGGCGGCAGACGTGCAGGAGTGTGTCATCACCCTGCCGCCCGAAGCCTCGGCGGACGCTTCGCCGAGCACGAACGTGACGTACACCTTTGATGCGTTCGTTCTGGCTGGACCGACGGGGGACCTTCCCCTGGCGGAGAGTGAGGCGGCACAGGTTTCGTTCACGCTGCGTGTGACGGGAGCTGTGACGAAGTCGAGCGTCTAAGATGACGCCAAAGCCCACTCCGACGCGGGGTGTACCGGTGGTGCTGGATAAGGAACGGCGCCTTCGGTACACCCTTGGGACGATGCGCCTCATCCGGGAGAAGTTTGGTGAGGACCGGATGGCACAGGGCGTCCCTGCTGCAATGCTCGGCGAGTTGCTGTGGTACGGCCTCAAGCATGAGGACGCGCAGCTGACGATTGAGCAAGTAGAGGACATGGTCGACGGGGAGAACCTGGAGGCCATCACCGCCGCGCTGGTCAAAGCGTTCGGGCAGAAGCTAGAAAACCCTCGGGCGGCTACCGCTTCAAGCCCAGAAGTGGTAGCCCCCCAGGAAGTCGGCGCCGAGGCAAGCCAGCCCGTCCAGGAGAGGAAGACCTAGCTCTATGGGCGGCGTGGGTTGGTTGGGGGTATGATGATGCCCTGTTCTGGGACCTCACGATGACCGAGGTCCAGGCCGTCCTCCGGGAAAAGGCACAGCATGTCCGCACAGCCAACCTACGCGCTGGTACGATCGCAGCTACCATAGCCAACGTGCACCGCAGGAAGGGCACGCGCTCATTCAAGGCAACGGACTTCTTGGAAGATGCCAAGGTCCCCATGGAGATGGCCGAGGCTGTGCCGTTCATGGACTCCTGGATGAGTCGGCAGAATGCCGTCGTCAAACGCCGTGGTAAGGTTGGCCGTTCATGACTATCCTGGCTCGTGCTCGCGTTCTCCTTGAGGGCGACACCATTGCGCTGACCAAGGCTCTCCAGGGCGCCGAAGCTGCCATGCGGCAGACCGGCGAACGGATGAGTAAGATTGGCAAGACGTTGTCCCTCAAGGTGACGGCGCCCCTGATCGCTATCGGGGGGTACGCCTTCAAGACTGCCGCCGACTTCGATGCCTCCCTCCGGAAGATCGAGGGCTTGGTGGGCGTACAGCGCGATGTCCTGGATGGGTGGAAGAAAGACATCCGGAGCCTGGCGGTGGAGTACGGGTCGTCCGCGGAGAAGGCGGCGGATGCTCTATTCTACATCACCTCCGCCGGTCTGCGTGGCGATGAGGCGATGAAGACGTTGGAGGCGTCCCTCAAGGCGTCAGCCATTGGGATGGGGGACGTGAAGTCGGTGGCGGATGCGGCCACCTCAGCGATGAACGCCTACGGTGCGGGCAACCTATCGGCGACGCGCGCGACTGAGATCCTCACGGCGGCAGTACGAGCCGGTAAGTTGGAGACGGAGACGTTGGCCCCGGTTCTGGGCAACGTCATCTCCACAGCGGCGGCCCTGGGGGTGTCGTTCGAGCAGGTCGCCGGGATGCTGGCGGTGTTCAGCCGCACGGGTACGGATGCGGCGATGGGCGCCACCTCCCTCCAAGCCATCATGGCCGCCCTACTCGACACCAGTTCGGAAGGGGAGCGCCTGCTCGACAGTGTTGGGTTGAGCTTGGCGGACCTGCGGGATGTGGCGGCGGGGCCGAACGGCTTGGTCAAAGTCTTCCGTATGTTGGACGAGGCGTTCGTCGGACAGACCGACAAGCTCAAGCAGATCATCCCCAACATCCGCGCGTTCCGTGGTGTCATGAACGCCTTGGCCCAGGACGCGGATACCGTCAACGGTATTCTCAACGACACGGCCAACTCGGTCGGCATTGTCGACGAGGCGTTCGCGGTGTCACAGGGACCGATGTTCCGGTTCCGCCAGGCGATGGCGGCCATCAAGGAGACGTTCCTGTCCATCGGGGACGCTATCGTCCCAGTGGCGTTGCCGGCTCTCCTCAAGCTACGCAATCTCTTCACCGGCTTGTCGGTCTACGTCGACAACATGGATCACTCCACCAAGTCCTTGATCGTTACCATCGCTGGGCTAACGGCTGTCGTGGGTCCCCTCCTGGTGGCTGTGGGTGGGTTGTTGAAGCTCCTGGCATTCCTCAAACTGGGAGCAGTGGTCTCTGCCTTCTATGGGTGGGCCAAGGCCATCATCACTCTCATCCCGGCAGTGAACTCCCTGGCCAGTGCCACGGCGCTGTTGCAGGTTGCCATGGGACCCACGGGGTGGATTGTGCTTGGGGTCGGGGCCATCATAGCCATTACCACACTCTGGTTGCGGAAGCAGCGTGAGGTGGGGTCGGCTCTCAACCAGGCGAAGTACCAAGTGGACGAGTACACCAAGGCACTCGACCACATGAACATGTCGCAGAAGCAAATCGAGGCAGCGCAGATTCGCCGGCGGATGTCCGAACTGTCCCAGGCGGCCCAGGAACAGAAGGCCCGTCTCGATGAGTTGGAGAAAGCCCGCCTGCACAACACCAGGGCGGGGATGGGCTTGGGGGTGGCGGCCGTCGTCCAGTCGGAGGAGGAACAGAAACTCCGGAAGCAGTACGAACGGACGACGGAAGAATTGGGCACGTTGGAGACACAACACCGCATGGTCACGGAGGCCCTGCGGGACGGCGTGCTCGCCGATCGGGAACGGACGAAGACGGAGAAAGACCTTGCGGATGCCCTGGGGGACCAGCGTACACAAGCGGAGTCCGTGGCAGAAGCCCTCACGGACTTGCATACCAAGGAACAGGCCATCAAGACATTGCAGGCGGGGCTGGGCACCATCGGTGGGTTCGACGCTGCCAAGGAAGGGGCGGAGGCCTACCGCGCGGCGATCGGTGACTTGGCGGCTGCGGGTGTTTCCCTCGACGAACAGTTAGGGACCTCGGGCCTCACCCTACGTGACTTGATCAGTGACTACCAACTCCTCCTCCAGGTGTCGGAAGAGAATAAGGAAGCCACGCAGGCGCTGCAGGCCCAGTACAGCGCCGCGCAAGGCATCCTTGACCAGGCTGCCACCAAGGAAGAGAAGTACGCCGCCGCCGTGAAGACGTTGGTTGTGGCCTACACCGACGGGAAGATCACGCAGGCCCAGTTCGCGGCCGGGCTCACCTACCTGGCGAACGAGTTCGATGGGACTGCGGACGCCATGGCCGAGTTCAACCAACTGATTGAGGCGGCGAAGACCCCGGCGCAGAAGTACGCCGATACCATGGAGCACCTCAAGCAGTTGCTGGCCGACAACGCCATCAACCAGAAGCAGTTCAACATCGCGGCCCAACAGGCGCGCACGGAGATGGAGGATGCGAACAAGAAGGCCGATGAGTTGGGAGACGCCATCGAGCAGACGGGGCAACGGGGTGTGGATGCCTTCGTGGACTTTGCTACGGGGGCGGGTAACTCGTTCAGCGACTTCGTCAACTCGGCCATTCGGGATCTCGAACGGCTGATCATCAAGATTCTGTTCGTCAAGGCACTATCGTCCGCCTTCGGTGGTGGTGGGTCGTTCTTCGCCGGGTTGTTTGCCAAGGGTGGGTTCATCCCCAAGGGGCAGGTCGGCATTGTGGGAGAGAAGGGTCCGGAGATCATCCAGGCGGGTGCGCGTGGTATCACCGTCGAGCCCATCAAGGTCGGCCAACTCAAGCCAGCGGAGTCGGCCTTGTCCCTCCAGGATAGGGGGGAAGGTGGTGCCCCGGCCCAACCACGGACGGTCACGGCGTCCCTGGTGGAAGGGTTGCGTATCACTCCCACTGTCACGACGCAGACCGCTCCGGTCCCGGCGGCGGAGTCACAACCACGGGAGGCGCCGACGAAGCCGGAGTCGGTGCAGCCACAACCGGAAGCCACTGCTCCGACACCTATACCGACACCGGCGGCAGATGTACAGGCAGAGGTGACAGCGCCCACCACCCCGGCACCCGAAGTACAGCCGGCCATGGCGCAGTCGCCGTTGTTCCGGGCGCCGCAGCCGTTGACCTTCCCCATGCCACAACTCCAGGCAGTCAGTATGGAGCCCGTGGTACAGGAACTCCAGGCGGCGTTGTCCGCCGGCCCCGACCTCGCGCGTACAACCCGCCAGGGTGTAGCGGTAGCCCCCATGGCAAGCGTGGAAGGGCAGGGTGGTGGGGATGTTGTGGTTCACCTGGACACGAGCAGTTTGCCACCGCGTCCCAAGGCCCTAACACCGGACGCCTTGGCGACGGACGATTGGTGGCGCCGAGCCTACTCGGGACTCAAGGCTGATTACGATGATCGCGGAGGTCCCTGATGGCGGCGGGCTTCGTCTTTGGTTCGCAGTACATTGAGTTGTTGGTTCCCCTCCGGTTCCGTGAGGGTGGGTACGGTGACGTGCAAGTGACGTTCCAAGCGGTCGCCCTCGACCAACGGACCATGCGCTTCGAGACCTTCGGGGATGGTGCGGAGCAGGCCGAGGGAACCATCCGCTTCGCCGGTGATCCGGACCTCCTGCGCGCCATGCTACGAGACGGTGCCGGTGGGACAGTGTTGAACTACTACCCCGACCTGGCCACGTCCACCTTCTACCCTGTCGTGCTGATGAACCACGGCACGGTCGTGCTGATCAAACCCGACCGCGATCGGTTCGGCTACGGTGAGTGGGAGGTCATCGTCATTCTCCGTCGTGTTGACGGTGGGTCGTTGGCCACCATGGTACAGGGGGCATGAGTAGTCCGACGAAGGTCTCTGTCCAAGTACGCCTCCGCTTCCATGAGGTGGGTACTACGGAGCCGACGGATAGCACCGTCGAGTTCACCCTTGACCATAGCCACCTGACAGAAGTGCCGTCCCTGGGCGGGCAGATCGTCCACCCGACAGAAGGGAGCACGGAGTCCCGTCCCTACTGGGTACGGGTCATTGACGTCAGTGACACCATCACTGCCGCCCTGGCCGTGGGTGGGCGGATGGCGTTCCTCGGCCGTATCGTGGAGGTGCAGTACAACGAGGATGGTGGTGGGTGGGCCACCAAGGACACTCGCCGGGTATCAGACTTGGAGTCTGGCTCCGAGCCGGTCTACGGGATTGAGTTGAGTGACGAGCGGTGGGTGGAACGCCGCAACCGTATCTTCGACCGCAGTTACTCCTACCAGTTCTACCCCCCGGGGCGGGCCATCCCGTTCATGGGACAGTCCGCCGTCGGGACATTGGCGGAAGCCACCGCGCGGCGTGTCACGGGCCCGGCGTACTGGTACGTCATCAACGTCGTGAGTGCCAACATCATCATCCTTGCGGAGAAGCCCCCATCGTCAGCGGGACCGACAGCATGGATCGGGCACAACATTGATGATGATGGTATGGCGCTCCTTGTGGAGGACCAGGAGGAAGAAGTCACGTTGGCAGGTGGCGCCTTCACCTCGTTGCGCTTTGCCGACGTATCGGACACCGAGTACTCCATCCTCGGCTTTGACGGGGTGCCCGATGCTACGACTGGACGTATCCCCAACGGGCCACTCCCCCAACGCAACTACATCGGGGTGCCGGGTGGCCAACCAGGGCGCGGCACCTTGTCCGAGTCCATCAGTTGGGAGTGGGTCGCGGTCTACTGGCCGGCCCATGGCTTCTCCCTCTACGACGAGTTGGATGGACGGATCGTGTGGGGCAACGGTGTCCCGACGTCGGAGAAGTACCCCTATGAGTTCGGTCCCATCTCCAACGTGGACTTGTGGGAGGAGGTCGCCCAGGGGCAACATGGTGGTCCCCCACAACGGTATAGCAGCACGGCTTTCAGTGCGGTGTCGGCGCTTGGCTATCCAGCCGCTTACTACCAGATCACGGAAGGGAAAGACCGCGCGGCGTGGGTAGAGAAGAATCTGGCCCAGCCTTATGGGTTGGTGCCCATGATCGACGACCAGGGACGCCTCGCCCCACAGTCGCTGCGCGTTCCCCAGGCGGTAGACCCGGACACGTTGTATCGATTCGACGCGTCCAATGTCATCGACCTCCCACGGTGGCGGCACAGTGGGCGGGAGGCCATCACCGTCGTCAGCTTCAAGGCCCGTATCCGTTCCCTGAAGCTCATTGGTGGGTACGAAATCCTTCCGTACGAACCGAAGGACAAGACTCACGACACGGTCGCCGAGCTTGGGTATAAGAAGACGTCGTTGGAGTTGGACGCCATCTTCACCAGGGTGGATGCACCGGCGGTGTTCGCCGGGGTGGCCGAGGACATCTTCGAACGGTTCGGGGATGGACCACAACGTGGCACCTTCAGTGCCTTGGTGGAGGATGACTCTCCACTCCCCGGCGACTTGGTGGTGTTGGACCAGACGGCGCTCAAAGGACCCAACGCCGTCAATGGAACTCGCTCAGGGGACCGCATCGTTCACATCTTGGAGCGTCGGCGGGTTTACGAGAGTGACTCGGTCTACTACGACTTCGCCTACCTAGACGCCGGTCCTGGGGTGCAGCCTCTCCCTGCCCCATCCGTTTCGGTAGCCCTCAACAGTGTTGACCCCAAGCACGCGGTTGATGTCACCGTCAGCAACGTCGCCACCGGAGCTACCGCGCGTGTTGAGGTAGCCTACGGGGCTTCACCATCGAGCACGGACTGGTTCGTACGCCGGGTGGGTGTGGGGGAGACAACCATCACCATTGATCGCCTCCCCTCGGGGACACTGATCAATGTGCGAGCCATTGCCACGGAGCCGGGGCGGACACGGTCCTCGCCGTCCACGACGGACTCCGTCACCACCACGGCACTCACGGCCCCCAGCGCCGTTTACGCCTCGGCTGATGGTCGGTCGGTTACCATCCAAGTCACCCTGGGAGAGACGAACTACGGCGTCGAGTTCTTCCTGGAGGCGGTGTCGGTCTCGAAACGCCCGGCAGGTACAACGGAGTACACGTACCATGGCGCTCCGGAGAACACCACGGTTGTAGTGGGTGTCCGCCACTTCGACGACTACGGTGGGGTATCTTCCACCACGCAGGACTCCGTGCTCACGGGTACGGCGAACACCTGCCCGGCCTTTAGTGGACTGACCCTCCAGGTCGTGGCGTTGGATGATACGCGGTACGACAAAGATGGGAACGTCCTCCCGTCGGAAGACTACATCAACCGGTCCGCCGCGGAGATCGTCCTGTACGCCGGGGACACGTCCTACCCCATCGCCATCGAGCGCGCGCCGGACCTGAGTGGGGCCGCAGACGAAAGCAACGCCATGGTCATCGCGGTGGTGGAAGGGGCTGTCCAGAAGTACGTGGACATCCTCCCCGTCACGGGCGCGACGTACTGGTACCGTGCGTTCCATCGACGGTATGGGTGGGATGATGGGACACCCTGCGGTTGGGTCTCCACTGACATCGTCTCAGTGGCCTTGGTGCCTTGGAATCCGACGTACATTGATACCTCTGCCACGATCGGAGCGACGGGTGTTGCGGGCGCCACGGGGGTGCAGGGCGCGAGTGGTGTACAGGGCCTCATGGGGGTACCTGGGCCGCAGGGTATCACTGGTGCGAGTGGGGTCACGGGGGCCACTGGCATCCAAGGTGCTACGGGTGTCACGGGTACCACTGGCGCCACGGGTGTCACGGGTGCGACAGGGGTGCAGGGAGCGACGGGTGTTGCGGGCGCTACGGGTGTACAGGGACTCATGGGGGTACCTGGGCCGCAGGGTATCCAGGGAGCCACCGGGACGGCAGGTACCACTGGCGCCACGGGTGTCACGGGTACCACTGGCGCCACGGGTGTCACGGGTACCACTGGCGCCACGGGTGTCACGGGTGCGACAGGTGTGCAGGGACTCATGGGTGTGCCCGGTCCACAAGGCATCACCGGAGCCACAGGAGCTTCCGGGACGACGGGCGCGACAGGTGTCACAGGCGCCACCGGGGTGCAGGGAGCCACCGGCACCCAAGGCGCCACGGGTATCCAAGGCGCGACGGGGGCCGGCACGACAGGCGCCACCGGGGTGCAGGGACTTATGGGGGTACCTGGACCCCAGGGATTGACAGGGGCGACGGGCGCGACGGGCACCACGGGCGCCACGGGTGTACAGGGTACGCAAGGCATCCAAGGCGCCACGGGTGTCACAGGTGCGCAGGGCGCCACGGGTCCCCAAGGAACACAAGGTATCCAAGGAGCGACGGGCGCCACGGGTTCCACGGGTACGACGGGCGCGACGGGAGTGACTGGTGCGACCGGGGTTGGAGTGACTAACGCCTTCTGGCGTACAATCTCCGGCGGTGGTTCAAATACCCAGGATGTGACGATCAGTACCGCAAGTTGGAGTGGTGGCGGCGACGGTGACATCTGGTTGGTGCGTGAGGCATGATCCCCCTGGCGGTGGTACTCGTATTGGCCATGGCTGTTGGGGTCAACATTGGTGGGACGTGGAAGGCCATCACCGCCATCGGGGTCAACATCGGTGGGACCTGGAAGGCGGTGACCTCAGCCGCGGTCAACATTGGGGGGACGTGGAAGCAGTTCTGGACTTCTGGTCCCACCATCGCCAGTGCGTCGGCTTCCATCCTCCAATACGGTACTGCGATTGGTGGCATCTGTGATCAACCACACACCAATCGCATCACGTGGTCCATCAATGGTACATGCTCCGGCCACACCATCCGCATCTACGAACCCAGCTTCGGTGAGTTTGCAACGGGACTGTCCTGTGGAGGATCCCCGTACGACGACAGTACCAACTTCGCCGGCTTTGAGACGTCGGCGGGGACAGGACGGAGCGCCACCTATCAAGTGCGGTTGTATGATGGCAGTACCATGATTGATTCGTTGGATTGCAATACCCTCCAGTGGTCAGAAGACCTGGGGTGTCTCTAATGTGTGGGTGTGCGAACCGGGCACGCGATTGGCTGCGGTGGTTGGGATACGTCCAAGCCTCGGACGGGTGGTGGGAGAAGGGCACCCATCGCATCCCCGACTGGGACTTGGATAAACACCACTTCGCCTACACCCTTCAAGCCATGGGGTACTCGGCCAAGCACAAGGTCAAGGAGGTGATGGCCGCATGACGATGTACTACTCTAGCATCGATCACTCCACGTGGGGCTCGGTGCAGTTCGGGTCGGGGACAGCCACGAAGGTTCAGTACGGTGACGGCAGCACCGACTACTCGGCGGACCGTACCAACCTCCAGAGTTACCAGGCTACCCTCTCCGCTGAGATCATGGGGGACATCCTCACGGCCAATAAGGAGTTGGTTGGGGTACAGGAGCAGGTGGTCGTGGAGGAGGAAGCCGATTGGACGGACGGCGGGACTACGTGGGGCATTGACATCCGCCGGCTCATGCCGCAGGGAGACGACGCTGGCTTCCTTCGTGGGCGCCCGCACGCTGTTGCGGCCATGCCTTCCAAGACGACGCCAGCGGATGGGGACGAGAATGTCGCCTTTCCTCCGGCATCCACTGACTCGGTCACGGTCACCAAGACCAACCTTGCCAACTGCCGCACGGCCATTGAGACCATCATTGGGCGTATCGACTTCACAGGACGCTTGGGAACGTGGCCGGTTCGTACGTGGGCGACGCTACACATCAGTGACGATTGTCAACACATCTGGTGGGATGATGACCCCACCTACCTCTCCTCCGTCAGCGTCACTTCCTGGGGTTTGTCTCCGGTCACGGTGGACGTACAACTCTCGGGCAACCAACTCGGGCGCTCCGACTACGCCATCATGGTGCTCTACCGTACGACCGCCGGTGACTGGGTCCCAGACAGTAACGGATGGATCTCCGCCCCGGGTACCAGTGAAATCCAAGGGGGCTCTGTCGTGGGGTCATTGCAAGATGAAGTGTGCGTTGTGGTCGGATTGAAGATGGGGACGGACTGGGTGCCCTGTCAGTACTACTACAAACTGCGGGCGTAGAGTAGGCTGCGGTCCTGACTATAAGGAGGACCCATTCCTTGAGAGTGTACCAATGAGCAAACCTGTGCTACACCTGCTGGGTATCCCACACACCATCACACGGCCGGAGTATTCGCACTGCGCCTACACCAACAAAGTGCGGACCTTCGCCCCCATGATGCGGGCGCTGGAATACCATGTCATTCACTACGGGGTGGGTGGGGCCATCTCTGGAGCCAACGAACAGATCGACCTGCTATCCGAGGAGGAGTTCCACGCCCTCATGGGAGGCAAGAAGGACATGCGCAGCCCCGGGTGGTTCGTTGGGGACGTCGCCGATGTCCGCCACCCGTGGTACCGGACGTTCAACCAACGGCTCATCCCCCAACTCAAGGCTCAGGTCGACCCCGACAATGATATCGTCTGCGTGCCGTTCGGCCTGGCCCATGAGGACACGATCAACGCCCTCCCGAAGCTCCGTTACGTGGAGACGGGCATCGGGTACCCCAAGTCGTTCGCGGAGTTCCGGGTGTTCGAGAGCTACGCCTGGATGCACCGCGTCCTCGGGGCGGAGAACAAAGACAAGCCGGAAGACTTGGGGCGAGACTATTGGTGGGTCGTGCCCAACCCCTACGACCTCGTGCAGTGGCTCTACCCCGCCGACGACGAACGGGCACAGGACTACGTGTTGTACCTGGGGCGCCTCCACCAGGCGAAGGGGCTGCACATCGTCTATGAGATGGCGAAGCACCGTCCGGACCTCCACTTCCTGTGTGTGGGACAGGGCGACCCCTCCCCCTGGCAACGGCCCGCTCTGCACAACCTGGAGTTCCGTCCGCCGGTCGTGGGAGACGAGCGCCGGGAATTGTTTGCGAAGGCGTTGTGCACTGTGTGCCTGACGCGCTACATCGAACCGTTCGCCCAAGTCCACATCGAATCCCTGATCATGGGTGTCCCGGTCATCACATCCAACTTCGGCGTATTCACGGAGACTGTACAGAACGGCATCAATGGGTACCGCACCCATACTCTGGGGGATGCCCTGGCGGCGTTGGAAAACATCGAGAAGGGGGAAGTCCTCGACCAACGGAACATCGCCGCCCAGACCCGGCAGGAGTACTCCACACGAACTGTGGGTCCCCAGTACGACAACGTGTTCCAACAGATCATGGACCTCAAGGGGGAGGGCTACTACACTCTCCGCTCCCCACTCGGGTCGATCACGAAAGCCAAGAGGGCGCCGACGGGGTCAGCGTCGGTCGCGTCGCGGGCGGTAGACATCGTGGTCGACCCCAAGGCGTGGGAGTTGGCCCAGACCTGGGAGCGCGAGTGGTGGCGTCATAAGGAGCGGTGGGCACTGGAAGAAGAGAAGCAGTTGTTCTATGCGCGGTACATGCGTATGCCCATCACCCTGTCCTTCCCTGGTAAGATCATCGTGGACTTCGGGTGTGGTCCCGTGAGCCTGTTGTTCCGGTCTACGGACTGGCAGGAAGCTGTGGGGATTGACCCGTTGAACTATGATGATGAGAAGCGGTACAATGAAGCCGGAATCCGCCGGTTCTATTGCCGTGCGGAGGAAGCCGAAGTAGAGAGTGCCGCACATGAGGTGTGGTGCTACAACGTCCTGCAGCACGTCCTCGACCCCCGGCTGGCTCTCGACCGGATGAAGGCCGCCTGTGCTTCCAACGGAGTGATTCGCCTCTTTGAGTGGCTCCATACCCCCGTCTCCGACGGTCACCTCCACACCCTGACTGAGGCGTTATTTGCTGAGGCGTTCCCTGAGTCATCGTGGGACCGGCGCGTGTGGGAGATGGGCACCCTCAGCACTCCACAACTCCATGGGGATTACTTCACCGCCATTCTGGCTCCGCGCATCAAGGGGTTGGTGTTGCCGAGTAAGATACACATCTCACTAGGAGGTAAGAAATGAGCGAGTGGTTGATGGCCCACCAGGGCGTCAGCATCCTGATCGTCGCCCTCTGCGTCGCGGGCTTCTTCGTGTGGAAGCATTTCCACGATGCGAAGGTCGAAGCCGCCGAGGCCAAGCGGGCCAACCGTGGGGGTCACCGGACCCAGCCGGGAGAGGACAAGCCCGACGAGCCGCAGCGCCCCACCATCGAGTAGGGGGTGTCCGTGAAGCCCATCCATTGGATCGTCATCACGGTGGTGGCCCTCCTTGTGGCCGCCACCACCGTGCAGACCGTGCGGCTCCGCTTCGCGCAGACGCAAGCCTGGGTGGCGGACACCACAGCCCGGAACGAGCGTGCCCGTCACGACACCACGCGGCACAACCTCGTCGCTGTCCAGGGGGAGATGGTGAGTTTGAGCGACCGCTTGAGCGAGCAAGCGGACGTCAACGCCACCTTGGCCAAGGACACTTCCCGTCTTGCGCGTGCCCTCCGGCAGGAACGCCAGGGGCACGCCACCGCCCTCGCCATGGTACAGCTGCTTGGCGACTCCCTGCACCGTATTACTCAAGGGTTGGCAACAGCACCAACCGATACCACGATACGCGCGGCGGGCACCTTCGACACGACTGGTGTTCATGTCGGGGTCATCGTCACGGTGCAGGGAGCCAAGGCGCTCCGCCCACCCCCACTCGCGGCGGTATGGGAGTGGGACTATGTGCGGCGCCCCATCTCCCTGGGGGTGGAGTACGAGTGCCAAGGCAAGGATGCCTCCGTGGCCATCGCCGGTCCGGAGTGGGCGGTCTTCAACATCAGTCAGTCTGTGCAGGATCCGCAGTTCTGTAACCCGAAGCCCACCTTCCAACTCTTCTCCTTGCAGCCACCGTCTCTCCCCTGGAGTGCGGCGTTGATCGCCGTCGGTGGTGTCTTGGGGTATTGGATTGGCAATAGCAAGTAAACGTCGGAGGAAGTACATGGTCCCCATCCTCACGATCAAACGCTACGCCACGGCATGGGGTGGGACGTTTGCGCGCGCGGCAGCGACCAACGCGGCAGGCGCCACGGTGTGGCAGGGATACACGCTCGAAGAGCAGTGGGTCAACAACCAACGTGACATCTCCTGCATCCCCGCCGGGCGGTACCGTGCCAAGTTCCGCACACCGGAGAACACCCCCACCACCGTGCGCAAGATGTATGTCTACGAACTCCTGGACGTCCCAAACCGGTCCGGCATCCTCATCCACGCCGGAAAGGCCAGCGGTGACCAGGCGGCCACGGAGGAATGGTTGAAGGGGTGCATCGCCCCGGGGACCATGGTGGGTACCCACGTCGTTGGCACGGACGAAGAGACCGGTGCCCACAACGTCACCAAACCCGCGGTCGTAGGTACGATGGATGCCCTCGAAGGGTTCCACCGCGCCGTGGGACGGGCGGCGGAAATCCTGGTCGTAATTGACTGGGAGGATGGGGTAGGGGAGCGCGCGGCCTAAACCGCGCGCCTACTCCCCTATCCCCAGGACCAAGGTGGCGTGCGCGTCGTAGACGGCGTCCGGTGCCTTGCGAAGGAAGTCGTCGAACAGGATCAACCCGAAGGACATGTGATCCGCCCACTCGAAGGTCAGCCCCCGTTCCAACCTCAGGAGTGCCAGGAGGTCTAGGCGCGTTGCCAGGAGGATGGGGCGACTGTTCTGCCTGGCAAGGAGTAGGGGTATTAGCCCGTGGTGGGGGTCGCACTCCGCTTCGAGCTTCTCCCACCATCCCAGGA